CAAACTCGCCATCACTTAACATCGCTGGAATATCATCGGAAGTTCCAGTCCCTGGCCCGATTGATTCTCCGCCGTTACGCATGTCAAGTTCTTGCATCATTACAGGACCGCCAGCTGCGAATTTAAGAGCGCGTGGAGCTGGTCCTAAACCAAACTCCTCTCTAGTTCCGCCAGTGCCTAAAGCTTTAGAAAGTTGATATCTTCCTAAAGAGTCCATTGTTACTGCTGGAGTTTCTGCTAAGCCGCCTTGTCTTTCTTTAGCGGCGTCGTAAGCAACTTTACCTACTAGAGCAGCAATACCTGCAGCTCCTAATCCTGTAGGTTTTCCGTCTTGAACAAATTTACTTCCTAATCTTGATAAAGGCTTTTCTCCGTATACGTCTTCTAGCCCGCTTGCTCCGCCTAAGCCTATAGCATCGCCAATACTTTTTATAAATCCGGGTGTTTGTCTCCCAAAAAATCTTCCGCCCTGCTGAGTTTGTTGAGCTGGTCGACTTAAACCCGTATTAAATACAGCAGGCATAAATCCGCCTTGCTGTTGAGGATAAATCATTCCACCACTAAATCCTGGCATTCCCTGCATTCTGCCAACTTGTTGAGCTGCAGCTTTAGGAGTAAATAAACCACCTATACCTTGCCGTATTGCTCCGCCTCCAAATTGTAAAGCGCTGCCAAGACCTCCCATACTTCCAGCTGTAATTGCATTTCCGACTCCTGAAAGTCCGGGTATCTTGCCAACAAAACCGCCTAATCCAGTTGCTACGTTTCCTAGCCCAACTTTACCAAGTAAAGATCCGCCAACAGCTCCAAGAGCTTGGCCTACGCCAGGAATAAACATCGCCAAAGGCGCAGCTTTTTTAACGACTTTTTTGATTTTTTTGAATACTTTAGATAAGAACCCAAACTCAGGTAAACCGGTTAACGGATTCAAATCCATATCTCCATTTCCGACTACGAATTGATTTGGATCAACTCCGTACTTGGAAATAGATTTTCTGATTAAAGCATTTAAGAAAGGATCGTTGCGTAAAACTTCTGCAGGGATAACCATCTCGTCTGGCGCAACGTGCGCAAGAATAGTATCCTCGTTTCTCCCCAAAGCAGCAATACCTTGTAAGTCTTGTTTTTGTAGTTCGTTTAGCATATTAATATAACCTATATGTTAGCATCTTTAAGGCGTCGATACAGTAACTGAGCCTAATCCAGTTGTAGCAGAAAATCCTGTCAGGTAAGTACGATGGGTCGTTAAATCAATAAAAGCGTTACCATCCCACACCTGCAATACTTCTGTAGTTGTATTGAATATCAGCGTGCCAGCGTTAAACTTTAACTGATCACGTTCAGTAGTTGATAATTGAATTGTATTATCGGTATCTACTGGTAACAAGTTTAGCTCTAAAATACGTACAAGTCTATTAAAAACGTCAGCTGAAACAGTATCTCCGCTAGCATTTGGAAGCCTAGTTGAGAGTAGTTTGCTCATCTGGTTCCGTCTTGTTTTATATCAATCCTTGTAGCACCTAAACGCCATCCAATTTGTAGATTACCGTCATTCGTTGCGTCGTCATCTGACTCAATTCTAAGGACTGCTTGCCTGCCTCTAGCTCGGACATGTTTTTGCGTTGTTGTTGCTTGGATGGCTTGAGTAGTATCAGTTGATAAAGACTGGCCGGGGAAGTTTCTGGTTTTTAAAACCATATTTACAGATCCGTTATTTTGATCTTCTAAAAATTTAAAATCTGGAATAATTCTTTTGATAAAAGAAAATGTTTCGCCGTCGCCAATATCAAAATCTGAACTTTCTATAAAAACATTTGTCATCGGCGAACCGTCATCGTCGAAACCGAACTCATGTTCGTACAAATAGTTGCCGCCAGTTGCTCTTGGATAATTAACAATATTTCTATCCAACCAAGCTGTTCTACTTAGATTTCCGTAAGACCAAGCGTTTTCTACGTAATTGTAAACAACGTATCGATCAATTGAAGTGCTGCTGCTGGAACAATAGAACCAGCCCACCTCGTTGAACTCGTTATTGGTAAATGCAAAGAATTGGAAACCTTGAGTAATATTCATATCGTTGAATACGTAATTTTTTACAGAGCAAGGTAGTTTTGCAACCGAACCTGTATAAGTGTAGAAACTATCGTAACCCATCCAGTAAACTCCATTCGGGCCAACGATTGCTGCATTCGGGCCAATAAGACCTGTATTTTTGTTAATAAGGTTGACTCCAAATGTAAATGGAGGCCCTATAAATGACATACTATATAAAGCTGTATCAGTCCAGATAAGTATTTCTTGTCTAGCTTTTTGAGAGCCTACAATAATACTGCCTTCAGAAAGTCTTAAACTTCCTGCGGTATTAGTAACTAAAGGCTCAAACTCCAATTCATTTTCTTGATCAGAAAAAGCAATTAACATCGGGTCACTCGTACCTGTTCTTGCTGTTCCAGCATCATTTATTGGGTCAGCTCCTAAAACAATAACGTGTCTATCGGTTTCTGAAACTAAGGTTTGTAAACCTACAGTAGGGACAAGATTGGCACCTGATTTTGTACTAAGTTGAACCGCTCTAGTAGATAATCCGTTACTTGCATCCCAATAAAATATAGATCCGTTTCTAGGGTTGATAATTAAATCTTCTCCGTAATTATCAGCAGTCCAAAGCCTAAGTTGGTTGGTAAAAGTCAATCCTGTTAACGAACCATATGGACCTGCTCCCCAAGTACCAACACCCCAACCTGTACTAGGTGAGTAAACTTCTAGCCCTACATTTATTTGATAAGTACCTACAACAGAGGATCCACCATTTCCTGTATCAGAAGCATTTGCTGTCAGAGTCGATCCATCAGTATCTTTTGCGCTAATGGTATAGGTGTTCGTTGTTACACTTACTATTTGATATTCTTGATTAAGTGCATCTGCTGAAATGTTACCGCCCAAAGATACAGCTCCGCTGAAAGTAACAAAGTCATTCTGTACTGCGCCATGCGCAGTATCAGTTACAGTTATAGTTGAAGATCCGTTAGATGCTGCAAAAGTAACCATACCTGCAGAAGTTGTTCTTCTGATTGGTGTTATATCGCTATAGGTTGATCCTTGTAAGATGTAATATTTTTGAGTGGTTCCTAATCCAAGTTCTTGCGTACCATCAAGCAAAACGAAACTATGTAAATGTCTTCCGGTTCCTTCAATAGCAGTTGCAACTTCTTTTCTCCAGCCGCCTATTTTTTCAGGTCTTCCAGAATTAAACCTAATTCTGTTACAATCAAACCAACCGCCTTCGTTATCGTAGTCGGTTCCTTCTCTGTATATTCCTGGTCTAAATACTGCTTTCTGTAGTGGCATCTATCGGTTCCAAATTTGGTATTTTATTTATCTCTAATAAACTATTTATTAAAGATTCTTCTGAGTTTATTTCATTTAAACTACTTATAGTTTTAGCAATAGAATTTTCTACTTTATCAAAAGATAAAAAGAAAACTTTATCTATAGGTAAAGCAACCAGACAAAAAATATCTACTTGCCCACTCCCATATCTTAGCATTTTATTTTTTCTTTTGTTATCTGCGTTAGATCTAAAATCCCAACGATAGTAATCATTATCCTTTTTTTTATAAATGCTATTGGTTGTTTTTACTTGAATTTTATAAAGTTGACCTTGATGGTCAAGTATTAAATCAGCCTTATGGCCTTCGGGAGCAATTATTACTGAGTCGCAAAAACGCATCAAATATGATGCTGCTAAATATTCGCCTGCAAGAGCGATCCTTGCAGAAACATGAGACATTCAAACTCCTATATATGTCGCCAATCTTTACCTTCAAAGAGTAAGGCTTCTGCTTCTCTTCTCCGAACCAAACCCTCTAGAACCTTGCCTCCAGCTTTGTTCCATCTTTTAATTTGGTTTGGCGTTTCTTCATAATCACCGTTGTTTAATTTTTTAAGGAGTGTTGATACTTTTAAGTTAGCTGGCCCAAGGTTGTATACCCAAGAACATAAAGCATCAAATTGTTGTTGGTTTAAAGGAACATGCACGTAATCATTTATATAGCCTTCGTACTCTTCTTCAAGTTCACGCCATAGCATGAAGTCTGCTTTTTCTTTAGTCCACTTATCGCCTTCTTGCACATCTTTGGTGTGGCCATAACCAATTGTCCATACTCCTACTGCATCCTGATAAGCAACAGCGTTGCCTTCTTCATCAAGAGGACAACCTTCAAAATGCTTGATGAGTTCTAGCCCTTCTTCAGAAATGTGCATAATTATTTTTTGTTGGACGACCCGAAGTAGAATGAGATAACGGCTGTAGCTATCCCCGTAATCGAACCGATAACGAGTAGAACGATGTCGTCACTTTCATCTGGCTGCGGAAATATAGTAACAAGGCCTATATAACCAAAAAAACCTAAAACAGATAGGATGCCTAAAAACTTAGGCGTCCAGTCATTACTAAACTTATCTCTAGCATCTTGGATGTCTTCGGTTTCTAGTTTATAGATATCGACTTCGAGTTGTTTCATTTGTAACTCAAAATCTTTTTCAGCTTTTTTAAGTTCTACCA